CATCGTCCCCTATGTTATAACCAAAAGGAGGGGTCGTAGGGGACAAAACTGCTGTTTTTCGCAGTCCGCTCTAAACTTGACCTTGGTTCCCTACTATATAAATAAATCCTTCCCTTTCAAATTATGACTGCCATGTGCGTCTAACCAAGTCGTAGGGTCTGTTAAATTGCCGCCTCCTATAGTGTTCATGTGCTTAGCGTTTGCTCCAAAAATGCTAACAATATCGCCTTGCGTCCTAATAGCAACTTCTCGCTTACCAGTTTTTGCTCTAATAGGGTTTGCTTTATTTAATGTTATAATTCGATCGGCATCTAAATTACTTGCGATGCCGCCTCCCAAACTAGTCCCATAAGCAACGGTTTCTTTTGGATTATATTTTTGTTTTGCTAAATTAAATGTGTCTTCTGCTTCTTTATATCTCTTTGTCGATTTAACTCCAGATGTCATTAATTTAAAATCTGTTGCTACATCACTTAAATTATGCGTTCCTGTTATTGAATACAACATTTTTCCTGTATTAGGATTGTAATATACCTGTTGGTTATCATTACTTAAAGCACTATCGTATATATATCCTTGTCCTGCTCCAAACTTGGATTGATCTTTTTGAGAAGCATAACTATTTTTCATGGCATCGTAAGCATTTATATCTCCTTTTGCTAATAAATGTTTTGTCTTCTTTTCTCCGTTCTTGCTAAATAGAGAATGAATGTATCCTGTTCCTTTTTTAAAAATATATGAACTAAGCATTATATATTTAGATATGATAATCTTTCTTTTAGTGAATTTATTTCTTCCTGTTGTTTGAGAACCATAGCATATAATTCCTGAGTTGCTTTTACATTTAAAGCATAAATACAACTATCTTTCAGTCCCTTAGTATCGTTTTGTTGTGATGTTGCTACACAAAAACTTAAATCTGTTTGCTCTACTTGTTGTGCTATAAAACCTATTTCGTGTGATGTTTCTTCACAACACTCATCACACTCTAAACTACACTTCTTATCAAACTCCTTGACTTCTAATGTGTTAAGGGTCTGTAAAGCATTAGATACATCTACAATATTATTTTTTAATCTTTTGTCTGATGTATTCACATGTAAAGTAGCATAGTGATAACCATTACTAGCCATCGTAAAACGACTCGCATTATTTACATGATAATAGATTTCTGTATTACTATTAAACCTAATATATGTCGCGTCGCTTCGTCCCATAAGCAAACTCTCCGTTGAGTTCAAATAACCGAAATATATTTGTCTTGTTCCAAGATAATAATGAGAAAATCTGTATCCTTCTAAAAAAAAATCTCCTCGTCCTCCTGATGTTTGACCTCTTTTATTTACAGTTATTCTACATGCAAAATCAATTGTTCCGTTTGGTGTAAATTCCATATATAGATTGTCTGTGTTCGCCATTATATCCAAAACTGAACCATCTTTGCTAATTAATTGAGTAATACCATCTCCAACATAAAACTTTGAACTTCCATTTATATATGTTGCTACTTGGTAATTGTTTTCTATTCTATTTGTATTGACTTTTCCTGTTGCTGTTAAATCTACACAACTAATATTTCCTGTTGCTGTTATATCTGTTCCTTGTATATCTCCCTCGGCAGTTATATTTCCTGCTGTTGGATTTGCTCCTGCTTGGACTAATAAATTCCCAAAATCATTTTCCCCTGTAATCGTAAGTCCTCCCTGAATTGTTAGATTGTCTCCAATCGTTTTTTCAAAAAGCGTCTGTGCGAATCTTCGCGCTACAAATGTATCTGTAAATGAAACTGCGGGAAGATTGATATTGGTTGTTGTTTGAAAATTATACTGATAATTCTGGTATATATCAAAATCTATTACTGGAAACTCGTTTATCGTTATTTCATCATAAAGTTTTGTTGTAGTATTTTGAAATAAATTATAAGTTTGTGGTGGATAGAATTTATTTGTTTGACTGTATTTATCAATGCTATCATAAAATGTGTATTTATCATAAGTAATTCGTGGAAAAATATTATACAATTTTGGAACATCAAAACCTAAAATGGTTTCGTGTGCTGGTTGAAAAAATTGTGCTGTTAATCCATATATGTTATTATTATAAGCAAAATTCACATACATTAGATATTGGTTTGTTTGTATGGATATACTTGTGATATATGTATATGATAAAACACCATTCCCTAATAAATCAAAATAGATGAAATCTCCTACTGATGGTTGAGTTCCTGTGAATTTGCTGGTTGATACTAAAAAATAGGGTGTTAGATTATTGTATCCAAAATATCTTAAATTATCACTCGTTCCTGTTAATAGTTGATAATAGGTTGTAGCACTTTCATTGTATAATCCTTGATAGCGTTTTAAACATGTTGAATTAATCCCATCAAACTTAATTCCATAAATATATTTCCCTGTTCTAACATTATCGCCATCATTAAGATACTGAACTATATCGTTTATTTGTATTGAACTAGTATTATCACAATCAAAGATATATTCTCCAATTCCATTCACAATATATTTGAATGATTTATTTTCTCTTTTAGGACTTGGAACTACTGTGTTAAATGTTTGAGTAAAACCGAATGAATTGGTTTGATTTGTTCTCGTATTTGTTGATATATAACAAATGTAATTTTGAGGTGCGTATGTCGTATTAACGATTGGACTATTTAATGAAGGTGATGAACTACTCCCATATAAAAAACTATACGTTCCATCATAACTGCCTCCTGTAACATTTTCAACTATTACTCCTAATAAATCGTTTTTTGTATTAACACTTTGACTATTTATTGTTCCATATATATAATTTGCTGTTGTTATAGATTGAATCCTATATCCGTAATTAGAACCAATTTCATAAAAATCTCCAATTATGAATGGTGTGGAAGTTTGAAATATAATTGTTGTGCTATTTGGAAGATAATAATTAACTGTTATTGTATTTGGAGTATCTGCTACAATCGTATTAGGTGATGTTATCAAATAACTATTAGTATCTCCTATTCGTGATTCTACATATAAAATCGTAGAATGATTTGAATAATAACCGACTCTATTTGTTTCACAAACCATAAAAGGTGTTCCTGTAAGATTTTTCACATACGAGTGATTCGTTGCTGATATAGTTGTCTGAAAATTATTAAAAGTCAATATTACTTCATTATTCGCTGAAACACTTGATATAAAACCATGTTCGTCTGTGTTTTGTAATAAAACTGATTTTGTGCTTGGATTTGTAATTGTATTCTCAATAATAAATAAACCTCCATCATAAAAACCATTTAGATCATCAATAGATATTTGATTACTTGGATTAATAGAAAAAGTATAAACACTATTATCACTACCAACTGAAAGTTTTGAACCATAGGGAATATTAAGATTATCTACTGCATATTTTCCAGTATAATCTGTTGCTACACTATCAGTATAAAGTTTGTTATTATAATTAAAGTTATTAATAGTTGTATTGGTTGTTTCGGTCGGTGTCGTTGTGTAATACAATGGATATAAATTACTTGATGTATTGGTTAATATTTGAGTTAATGGAGTTGTATTCACACATTCGATAAAACCATTTAATGTGTATGTATCACTTGTATTTACATAATAGTCTGTTCCTACTTGAATGATTGAACCTACTCTTGCTGTTATGGTTGGAGTATAACCTGTATTTAATAATAATGTGATTTCATTTCCGTTTATTGTATTTACAAAATCATTTGTAGTATCAAACACAATACCATTTAAAAGTTGAATATTTGTAATATCTTTTAAATAAAATGTATCTGTTGATGGAATGTATCCAGTTGTCGATTTTTTAACTGGTTGTAATTGGTCATTTGTTTCAATAGTCGCTTCATTATAGGGTGGTATTGCTGGATCTAAATCTAATAATGTTTTTCCCGTAACATTACCTCCTGATACCTTAGAAGGGTTAGTGGTTGTATTCCATGTGCCTGAATAACTAGAAAATAAAATCGTATCTAAATCCAACAAAAAACCATTAATCCAACCCGTATTATCACTATTTTGTATAAAAGGTGATTGAATACCATTCAAAAAAATTTTAAATCCTGTTGCTGTTTGGTCTGTATTTAAAGTCATACCTGATATAGCAGGGTCTATTTGGTTGATTTGCTCCTGTATATTGCCAATTAAACCGCTGGAATATGACAACTCATATGGTTTGATTAATGTATTTGATACATCTATATCACCTATAAATGTAGTTGTTCCTGAAAAAACTTTATTACCCGTAATTTGCTGAGTCGTATCCAGAGTAACATAATCTCCTTGAACGTTTGCAATATTATCTATTTGGTCCTGTATATTGCTCGTTGCTCCATCAAGAAATGATATAGTTTCTGGACTAAGTGTAATGTTATTGACTTCTAAAGAATTATTAATTGTTAAATCATCAACTGTTATTTCATTTGCGTCTATTGTATCCACTGCAATATCTTGTGAATAAATTGAAATAATGCCGTTCATGCTTCTTGAACTCGTTAATTGGTTAGAACTCATTTTATTATCTATAGTATATATATATAATAAAAATGCCTCGATGTTGTCTTAAATGTGAAAAAGATTTGACTGTTGGTAAAACATTTACTCACACTAAATATCCTGATGTATATGAAGTTGAAATCCATACGTTATGTCATATATGTATTCAAATCGATAAAATAAAAGAACAGAAAAAGGCAATGAATCAAAAAGTAAGAGATTTAACAAAACGACAAAAATATTTAGAAGAAATACAAGGTCGAAGAATTAGACAATATTATTTAGAAAATGAATATTTAGACTTTCTCAAATCTCAAAAATAAGACGAATTGTGGTGTTTTTTGACTTAGTGTTCCTGTTAAATCGCGGAAGTTAATTTCCAAAATATCCTGAGTAGGTCTTCCAATTAATGTTGCTGGTGGATTGTCTGTGTAAGATGCTATGAGACGATGCTCTGCCCCTCCTGCATGGAGTTCATCTGGTTTAACCCAACCTAATTGGTTTGTAATAGATGAATTATATTCGCCTCCTTGAATACATTTTAGAATACCAATATTTCCAAGGTCTAAAACAAATAGGTCGGTTGATGCTAAAGCATTTGTTAGTTCTGTTATAAACGAGAATGAAACTTTATACTCGGCATCTGTATCACTCATAAACGAACCCCAATTCATCTTAAAAACTGCTTTACCAGATCCATATGAAATAGAATCGCTTGATTTTAAAACGACATTTACCGACATTATATATTATATGATTATAAAAAATTATAATATATACTAAATTATGGGGGTTTCCCCCATTTGCCCCCTATTTGGTTAAAACTTTCTTAAAGGTATATTACTTTTAAAAAAAGTATTAAACAAAAGGAGGGGTAGTAGGGGACAAAACTGCTGTTTTTCGCAGTCCGCTCTAAACTTGACCTTGGTTCCCTACATTATAAGAACATATCTCTCTTTTCTTTCATTACTCTCGATTTCTCAATTGGATTGAGTTGTTGTCTTTGTCCTGCTCCATCTTGTCCTAATCGTGGTCTATCTTGAAAATATTTGCTGTCTGGAATTGGTTTTCTTACAATTGGTTGTGGTTGTATTCTAGGTGGTTGTGGAATTGGAACTTGTTGAACTGCTTTACCGATTGATGGAACTGGTGCTGTTTTTGGTATTCGTTTATGTTCTAAACTCCCATATAATAACCCTGCTCCTTCTTTTCCGCTTTCCTTTCCAATAATTCCGCCAACTGCCATTGCTGGTATCATGAGTTCTGGAGCAATTGCTGTTGCCAATGCTTCTCCTCCCATTACGCCTAAAGCGCCGCCTCCAAGTTGCCCCAATCCTCTAACGATGTTTTTTCCTGCTTTCTTGAATGTATTAGAAATGCCAGATTCTGTTTTCTTAGCGATGTGAGAGAGTCCATGACCTAGTTTTTTAAAGAAACTCATTATATATTATCTTTTTATAAAAAAGTTAATACCAAAAATAAATACTTTAAAAAAGTATTAGGCAAAAAGGGGGCAAAACTGCTGTATTCACAGTTCGCTCATACTTGTCATAGGGGGACAAAAAAGTCCCCTTAATTAGTCATCATTAATTATTAGTTCATCAAATTTTTTGAACAATCTTCCAGATTCCGTATTTATGACTAAATATTCGTGTGGTTTATCATATACTATTTTCTGTATATCGCTACTAATAGGTTTGTATTGTGGAAGAGTTTCCGTAAATATGGTTTCCATTTCGTCAGGGGATACTTTGAATAAAATAATATTAGAATACAATCGTCTTACTTCAAAAGGAACTGATTTCCAAGTTTGACTCATAATAAATGTAGCATATATTCCGAGATGTCGTTTATTCATAGCAATTTGTTTTAATGCTTTTTGCACATCTCCATTCTTCAATTGACTCGCCATATCGTCTATTATAATACATATTTTATCTCCTTCTTCGCGTGCTTTTGCTCTTTCAATAATCTCATCTAAAACCTCTGCATTCAATTCAGTAAATATTTGGTCTTCAGGTAATTTGCTAAATATATTATCTTCCATAGAATTCATCGACGTAGCAGGTGCTATATAAAAAACAGTATTAAAACACTTTTTTAACATATTTTTTGACTTAAACCAAGAATAAATTAGACTGCTTTTCCCTTGTCCAGGTTTTCCTATAATAGAAAATGTATTATGTTTATTTAAACAAGTTTTCGTCATTTCATATTTATTGAGTTTTTCATGTAGTGGTTTATCACATGACATTACACATACTGGTAAAGTAGGTTTTGAGTTTTTCTTAATAATAATACTCATTTATATATATATACCTTTTAAAAAAAATACTTTTAAAAAGTATTAGGCAAAGGGGGTTATAGGGGGACATCGTCCCCTATGTTATAACCAAAAAATAGGGGGTCATAGGGGGCAAAACTGCTGTATTCACAGTTCGCTCATACTTGACTTAGTCCCCTATATATATAAACGATATTTTAAGTATTGATAAGATTGGTTTTTGTCGTAAAGGTAGTTATACTTAATAGAAAAAAACTTACAAAGTTGCCGAATAATCGTAATGAATGACTGGAAACTGAACTTACGTGTAATATAAAATTGTTTGCTTATATGATAATGGTTTAATAATTTTTCTAACCATTCTTCTTGAAAATTATAAAAAACTAATTTTTTATAAGAAATATAATCGACTACATAATATTGGTTGTCTTTAATACAAAACTTTTCTAATATCTCTTTTAAATACTCATATAATGGCGGGATTTTGAATACTTGACTCATATATATATACCTTTAGAAAAGGTATAACCAAAATATACCTTTTAAAAAAAATACTTTTAAAAAGTATTAGGCAAAGGGGGTTATAGGGGGACATCGTCCCCTATGTTATAACCAAAAAATAGGGGGTCATAGGGGGCAAAACTGCTGTATTCACAGTT